CATTATGCAAATCTCCAACAACGTCTGCACTGTTGATTTCTTCCCTGAGGCATTCATCGCTGATGAGGGCGTCAAGCGTTTTCAGAAGCGTGTCACCTTCAGCAATGGTCTTAAGTCTTATAGCACTGTAACCATGCTCACAGCACGTAATGAGTGGGAGACACGCCTTGCTAACGGTGCTGAGGTGACTGGTTACAACATGGACCAGATGCCTCGCTCTGAGTATGCTCCCATGGCAGTTTGATGAGAGCAACACAGTTTCTCTTAAGTGGCATTATTGCCTTTGTCACTATCACATGCTATCTGCTATTCTTAGCAGAGCGTGACAGTAAAATGATGCACTACTATGACTCAACAATCCAATCAAGAGTTCGTTAACGACTTATTTGACAAACTATTCAGTCATGTTGACACTGACATGATTGATCTACATGACGATGACACATGCTGTGATCATCTTGAATTTGAACAACTTCTCCTTTTTTGATCATGTCTCCCAAACTTTCTGGTGTATTTGTTACTTGTGAAGACTATGGATGCATTTATACTGTTTGCACTGAAGGTGAATTGTTTTATGCACCTATTCATAATGATGGTAAAATAGATTTTGATGAGTTCAATATGGTAGATTTTTGGGAATCTGATGTTGATGTTGAGGAATTGGAAAAAATTCAATCTATTTTGATTGATATGATGAAGTGTGCTGGACTTTATTTTCAACAACCATCATTTGTGTGATATAAAAATGTCTTTTACTGCAAATCCTTCAGATTGGATTGATTTTTGGGAAAGTGAAGTGCCAACTCAACTAACTATGCAACGTCAAAATCACATTGATGAACTTGAGAAGAGTATTATCGCACTTGCAAAGCATAAAATGAAACTTCTATCTGAAGTTCAAGAAATCAATAATGATATTGAATTTCTTCGCAAACAACAAGAGGATTTGAGTGATGTATAATCTTAATAACTACGAAATTGAAACCATCATTGATGGTTTGCAGGATGCAATTCGTGTTTGTTATGATGTGGACAGCACATCTAATAATAATGAACGTAGTTATCCTTATGCCACAGGGTATTCAAGGGAAGCAATGAAAACTGCGGTGAGTAGTTTAATCGAAATTATGAAAATAAATGCCAAATATGATCTTGAATGTATGTGATATAATTAACTATGTAATCAACTGAGATTGAACGATGTTTGAGAAAAATGTATCACTCAATGTCCAAGAAATTGGCGTCATTCTTTCTGCATTACAACTCTTAGATCACAGCGAAGAATATTATATTGCTAAAAATTACGGTAGTGCTCCATCTCTTTATGATAGATTAAAAAATATCTATGATGATATGGACCAAACTTCTCTCGGAATCCAAAATGACCCCATCTGTGAACCTTCCTTCTGACATGAAAACTTCAGTCACTCCTGCAACTAATCCTGAATTGTGGTATCAATGGTATGTAATTGTGAAAGAAGATGCTCCTGAGGTATTGGATACTTTTATCGAAAATACTGCTGCCAAAATGGAAGTAACCGTTGATTATTTTATGCAGGAGTTTCTCTGATGGCATATGGAGACAGATATCAGGAAACTCCTAAAGAAAAAGAGCGAATGCGTTTGATCATAGCATTATGGCAAGTGAATAATATTGTAGAACTTACAAAAGATAATGAATTCAAAACTCACCTTTATAGTCATCTCTCATCAATTAAATATGAATTGGAAAGGCAGTTGACTAATCTAAGAATCTCTGATAACATTACTAAGGAAACACAAAAGAGGCAATGAAAAATCTTTATTTGGTTGACTATTGGGTGCCATTCCCTTCTTCAGAATACGGTGGAATGGTTGTTGTAGTTGCAGAGGATGACCATGAATGTCATGATGTATTAATGAACTGGCGTCATGAATCTGACAGTAAACATGATGCTAACATTATCACTCAAGTAAAACGAGCGCCAAAAATTACAGTTTCTGTAGAAGAACAATCCCGTGTTGTAGAGGCATTTACTACCTAATGGAACAATTATATAAAGTATTAGAATTTACAACAACAGGTTGGGAAGTTCCTAATAGCGAGTTTAGAAAACTCACTAAAGAAGATGCAAAGCAAAAAATTGATTACCTTTTGAGTGAGGGTACAAGTCCCAGCAGGATTAAAGCAGTTCCTGATAATGATTGAACTTCCTCCAGATTTTCCTCATCAATGTCCAGAAAACTACTCTTACAAAGTTGAACAATTCAAGAATAACGTTCTTGCAATCTGGTTATATCATCACAAAGAATATGTTTACAGTAGTAAACCTGTATATACTATATGGGGATTCTATAATACTAAGAAAAAAGAATATTCAGCACCTATTAATTGCAAAAAGTGTGGAAGTAAAATACATATAAGTAATACAACTCCTTATACGGCAATGCAACTTAATCTTAACCCTTTAGAGATGGCATTTTTATGAATGATATGTGGAAAGAAATGTCAAATAAACCTTCAGAACGTATTGCTAAACCTAAACAATCATATGAACCAGAGGTTGATGATTATGTTATTTGGGGCAATTTCAAAGGATGGGTATACTTTAAAGATGTTCAATATATTACAATAGAACTTGGTGTTAAACCAAAACCAAATTGTGAGTATACCAAATTAGAAAGACATAAGTATATCCACACATTATTACTTTGTTATCCTAATAGATGGAATGAGTTGCAATATGTTCACACAAGAAAAAACAAATATGGAAAAAATTTAGAAGAAATGAATGTTTATGATAGGTTCAAATGAGTAATTATTTAAAACATATATTTCCAATAAACATATATCATGGTTCTGTCCAAGATAATAATAAAATTAAAGAATTAATTATTCCTTTAATTGAAGAGCATAAAAAAGGTAATAAACATACTGCTCCAAAGGGTTGGTTAACAGATAAATTAATAACATCATTTAGTGATGATGACTTTAATGATTCATTGAAAGATGATTCTACTCCTATTGGAAAAGAATTATCAAAACAATATAATCCAATCTTTGCAGATTTTTTTGATAGATCATTTTCTATACAAATTACTGACATGTGGTATAATTTTTATGATAATGGTGAATATCAAGAAGCACACTGTCATTTTGGCAACTGGAAAACTCAAAACCATTTTGCCTGTATTCACTTTTTAAATTATGATCATAATAGGCATTCCCCATTAAAACTGTTGGATCCAACAAGACATATTAGGATATCAAGTTGGGAATTTTTTGATAAGAGAAATTATACTGATCAGATTAGTCTAAATGTTAAAGAAGGTGATTTTATTATGATACCTGCATATCTTGAACATGAAGTAAGTCCTGGTATTCCAACACCAGATTATCCAAGAATCACAATTTCATTTAACATTTCTGTTATTGATATTGATGAAGATAATGGAGATGAAGATACGGTGGATGACACTAATGAGTAATAATATTGCTAAAATATCGGATAATTACTTTACCGATCGTGAACATAGATTCATATATGAATATTGTTTAAGTTGTGCATATTCATATGGTGAAACTGATAGTGTAGAAACACCACCAACTGGATTGATTCATAATATTACTGAAACAGAAGAAATTTATCCTTTAATTGAACTGCGGATTAAAAAATCCATGGCAGAGGAGTTTTCAAGATATGAAATTTATAGGATGTATATAAATTGTTTTGCCCCATTAGAAAATCCATATTTTCATACTGATGGAGAGGAGGGTGATTTAACCTTCCTTTATTATCCCAATCATGAGTGGCAAGTGGATGAAGGTGGTGAAACACAAATATATGATGGTGAAATTATTAAGGGATATCCACCTATACCTAATCGTATGATAGTATTTGATGCTGCACTATTACACCGAGCAACATGTTTCCGAAGTAGACATCGTTTCACTATTGCAATCAAGTATAAATTACTTGATAAATAGAAAAAAACTCTGTTTATCATAAATGGCAACGACTGGAAATACCAATAATCAAACAAAACAATTTGGTGGTAATGGTGCGATTAGTTTAAAATCCGTTAGAGATTTTTTTGGTGGTAATTCAAATAATATTAAATTTTCAAAATATTATAGAAAAACGGATGTAGATATATCCACTTCTCAATTTGGTAAAGAATCTACAGGATATTTTGTTCCTGATTCAACTGAAAACAGCACCATTAAAAGTAGTGGAAGTAATCATTCTTTTGGTGATTTTCGTGGGGAGAATGATAATGGTGTGCTTAAAACATATTTGGTAACACAAACTGGTTCAAATGATAGGTATTCACTACATTCTGGTAGTGGTGCTGGATCAACATGGAATGGAAATTTAGCACGTAATGTTCCTAAGACTGGAAGAATCTCTGGTCGTTGTTTTACTAATGTTCAATCGAATGGTTCAAGCACAGGTAATTTTGCTCATTCAACTGGTTCTGCACTTAAATTTTCTGCAACGGCATATAATCTTGAAATTGATATTGATTCAGGACAAAATAGAGCAACATTTCCAAATAGTGTAAACAATTCTAATAATGGTCCTAGAGGTGTATTTTCCACTGGTGGCACTGGTGGAACACAAAGTAGTCCTAATGGAAAGGCTGGAGGAACTGCAATGTATGTTGCCCAAGGTTCTAATAGGTCTAAAACAAGTGCAATTATCAATATTAATAATGGTAATGGTCACATTTTTGGTGGCGGTGGCGGTGGTGTTTCGGGAAGAAATGGTAATCCTGGAAATAGGAGAAATTGCACGTTTTATTCATCCAAAACTGTTAACATATATTCTGGTGGCAGTGGTCTTAATATAAGAGCACTAGGAGGTTATGCTAATAATAGTGGTGGTTGTGGAGGTCAAAATATTGCTGGTGTAGGTGGATCATGGTATCATTCCTCACCATCTGGTAGTGATAATAGATCACGTTGTAGAAGTGAACACGGTGGAAATCGAAGTCGGGGAGCTAGTAATTGTTTTGCTCAGATTAATAAAACCTGTTTTTATCAACATAATTTCAAAGGTAATGCATCTGCGGCAGGAAATGGTGGAAATGGTGGTGCCGGACAAGGTGCTAATAACTTAGGAGTTTTCGGAGGTCATAATAATGGAAACGTAGGAACTTGTTCAAATTGTAATAGTGTTTCTGGTTATGGCGTTGTATCTGGAAATTCTTTTAATTGTGGAAACAATGGTACTGCCGGTTCTATTGGTGGTCTTCATGGTCAAAATGGTCAGGCATCTCTCAATCGAAGTTCTGGATCTGCCGGAAGTAAAGGTCATGCAGTATATTCAAATACCAAAGCACAAGTTAAACTTAGTTCCACTAAAATGGCAAGAGGAACGAATAATAATGTAACTACATAAAATAAATCATGTTTTAATTATGGAACCAATCAAAACCGAAGAAGAGTATCAAAAGCGTTTATATGAATTTTTAAAGAATTTCATTCATGAAGATTATCCTCAACCATTTGTATCATCTCCTGATGTAATGGAAGAGCGGCAGAACATTTGTAATCAATGTGAGCATAAGAAACCATTAAAGAATAAGTGTAGTCTTTGTGGATGTCATATTAATGGGAAGATTATGTCATGTTTAGAACGTTGTCCTGATGGAAGATGGGATTGTGATTTTGACGGATTCGTTGCAACATGCTATAATAGTATTGAAGGTAAATTGAAGGAAGGTATGGTATATGAGTGATGAAAAGAAATCCGAAGAAGGAAATGATATTCCATTAGGGATATATGATAACTTTATTGGATTATATAAGAATGCTCTTAATCCTGAGTTTTGTCATAGTGTAATGAAATCCTTTGATCATTATCAGAGATCAAATTCTGTTTGGTGTGAGGATGATCAATTTGAGAATTCAATTGCGGGTCGATTTGATTATGCGATTGAACTTTGTAATATGACACAGAATATGAATGGTCTTGTTGATCGCGATTTAAATGATGTTTTAATGAAATGTTTTGATGAATATATTCATCAGTACGGGCATTTAAAAACGAGCACATTTTATTCAACCACACAGAAGGTTCAGAAGACACCTGCTGGTGGTGGTTATCATGTATGGCACGATGAGAATACATCATTATCACAATGCACAAGAGCAATGGTATGGATGTTTTATTTGAATGATGATTTTGATGGAGGTGAGACTGAGTTCCTGTATTATCACAAAAGAGTTATACCCGAACAGGGAACATTATTAATCTGGCCAGCAGGTTTAACACATGCACATCGTGGCGGATTAGTTTTAGACGGAATAAAGTATGTTATAACGGGGTGGTTTAATGTCGGAGGAGAATAGTTCACAGTATCCATCAATTACACAACAGGGAAGAAACTTAGTTAAGTTAATGAAGGACGTTGGCACAAGTTCCTTATATGGTGATAATCTTTTTGTTGAAGGTGATGAGAAACAACGAAGATATGATATATGCCAAGCATGTGAACACTTTGATCGCATGAGAAAGAGATGCCGTGAATGTGGATGTTTCCTTGAACAGAAGACTCGATTAACTGCTGCCGAATGTCCTATTCATAAGTGGTAAGACGAGTGACTCGCGGTTAGATATAAAACCACATATAACCTCTCCATGTATAACGCCCATGACTTTTAAGTGCCTTGGTAAGAGATGAACCATGTGTACCTTTACCCATTTGTCTAATAACATCTGCACGGGATTCAAAAAAGATCTCATCCCAGGTCACTTTATTGATACCTTTGACTGCTTTCTTTTTAGTCTTATGTTCTAATAACTTCCAACGATGACCATAAGAAACATAACCCTTACGTGCTGATAATAGTATGTTAGCATTACGGTTTGGATTACCTGCAAGTTCCTCTGCTGCTACACTTGCATTCTCCCACTCTTTTGATATGCCTGTTTCTATGTTCAATCCTTGAATACGTATACCTGAATGCTTACCATTACCTCTGGTTTCATTTGTGAATGTAGGGAGATACTTAGGTTTCTTTTCTTCTGGTTTCTTCGTAATTACAAAGGATGAAGAAGGTTTGTTCTCAATAGTAATGTTACTGTTATTATATTCTGAGTTATATCTACCTATCCAATATATTCTTTTATCTTCTAACTCATGTTCATTACATTCATCTATTTGTTTGATATTAAAGATATGATTACCATAACTTCTCATTGCACAGTGTAATGAATCTGGACACATACGTTTTGAACGCTCTATGTGGTGTTTCCATTCTTTATTGAGTGTTTGTGTGGTCTTTCCGATGAATTTGTGTCCTGTTTCTGTGTTGATGATTAGATAGATGATTCCCAAAATATCCCTCCTTAAAAAGTATCATAAATAACGATCATTTTATAGTATTTAACATTTTAATTATCTAAGAGAGTTATTTTTATTTTATTTTGATTAAATGTTTGGTGATTCTCATTAGCATTAAGTAATATTGTGTATTATGTGGTATTGTAGAGTATTGCTGAGTATTGTGTGTTCTTATTGTAAGTTTAGCGAGCGTAGCATGAGACGCGGAGTTTGTCAACCCACGGGGCGCGAAATTTCCCACGAGATTAGAAGATCTTATAGGCACTACGAGATTTCTAGACGAGATATATGTTACAATAATGACATAAATCTCGACTATATACATATATACTACTATGCATCTCGACGAGACATAGGTGCGACAAGAAGGTTGCAATCTCGTCGAAAATACAGTATAATCATAAAGTAAACAAATCAAATCTCGACGAGCTCATGTACGACGATTACGATCTAGGTTACACACATAATTATGACAATCAATCATATAATCTCGACGAGACATATGACATGTGGGTGCAATCATATAATGCACTAGATGAAGACATACAGCAAGACGACGAATACGCACGAGATAATGACACATATGAGGCACTTGCGTATCGTCATTACGCATGATATAATACACACGTATACATCACACATCTCGCCACTAGACACATGTACACAACTACT